AGCGCGGAGCCGATCTCGTCGCGTTGTTCCTGCAGCACGGCGACCAGCCGGTCCAGCTCGTCATTCAGCGTGCGTGCGCGCAGCATGCCGTTGTCCTGGAAGTCGCTGCTGCGCTCCACCGTCAGCCGACGGCGCAGCGTGACGGTCGCGCCCGCGGCGGGCGGGTCGGACAGGGTGACGGTGCCGCCATCGCTTTCGCCAGCACCGGCCACGCTGTACCCGCCGGCGAGCACCACCGTGCCGATACGCAGCTCAAGATCCGCGTCGTCGAAGATTGGGAAGGGGAAGGCGAAGTCGGTGCGCGCGCCGTCGCCGACATACTGCACGCGCGGCGCGACATCGCCGATGCGGATGTGCTCGGACATCGGTGGGACGCTCCTGGGGGCTGGGGCGGAAAGGGTCGGGCTAGTCGAGCAGGCTGCGGAGCGCGCTGACGGCGGTTGCGCCGCTGCGCAGCCAGGGCGTCAGCGATCCATCGTCCTGCAGCAGGCTGCGCCGCCCGGCGGCCAGCCGCGCGGAGAACAGCGCGAGCTGGTCCGATTGCGCGGCCGCTGCATCGTGCCGAAGGCCCGCGGCGAGCGCGGCGGCCGAGCCTTCATCTGGTTGCACGCCGCCGGCGGCGAGCCTGGCGCGCGTTGCGGCCAGCGTGCCGGCCAGCCGCGCATCGCGCTGGCGCTGCTCCGCCGCCTGCTGCGCGGCCATTTGCTGCGCGCGCGCTTCGTTTTGCGCCGTGGCCTGCGCCACTTGCTGCCGCGCCTGCGCGGCCTGGACCTGCGCCTGCCGCTGCATGCCATAGATGGCGGCGCCGGCGCCGAGCACCGTCGCGATGGGGGCGATCTGCGCCATCAATCGTTCATCCTTGTATCCGTGGTCACGGACAGCAGCGTGAGCGGCACCGGCGTGTCGCCCTCCACGCGCCAGAGCGGTGCCATCGCGTCGCGCCGCCAGCCCAGCGCCCGCAGCGTGACATCGCCGGTGAAGGGCGGCGGGGCGGCATCCAGCAGCGCGGTGTCGAGCCGCCGGAACGGCACCGGCTGCACGCCGCGGCCGAGATCCACCGAGAAGGCTGGTGTGGCCAGCAGCCGGAAGGTGACCGAGACCAGCCGCAAGGGTGCCGCGGCGGCGCCGCTGCCGCTGGCCAGTTGCGGCGGCAGCGGTTCGATCACATGGCGGAAGGCGAGACCGGCCTGCACCATGCGCGCAGGCGGGTCGAGCACGATGCGGCCATTCGCGACCAGCGCCGGCGCGCGCGGCGCGCCATCGGCCAGCACGCCGGCCTCCTGCCCATTCAGATGCGCCAGCCCGCTCCATTCATCCTGCGGTGTCGCAGCGCTGCCGGCCAGTGCCGCATCCAGGCCAAGCGCGGCATCGAAGCGCTCCAGCCGATGCGTGCCGTCGCGTTCCACCACGGCATAGACGCGGCCATCGGTTTCCGCGACGGCGCGGAAAGCGCCCTGCGTTTCCTGCCGGGTCCAGGCGATCACCTGTTCGGCGCGGTAGAGCGTCAGCGTGCCGATGCTGCCATCGGCCATCACCAGATGCAGCAGACGCTCGGTCTGGTCATAGGCCATGGAGACGGGCGTCGAGACCAGATGGCGGCCGATCAGTGCCAGGTCGTTCGCCTGATAGGCGTCGCCGACCTCGGTATAGGCGAATTCATGCACCGCGCGGCCGGATCGCGCGACGAAGACGGTGGAGCCATCTACATCCACCGGCGGCACCATGCGGTCCACGGGACTGCCGATACGCGTCTGGCGACTGAGCTGGATCGAGGCGGGCGTCAGCGGGTCGCCGGTGACCATCCATTCCGCGCCGGAGGTGAAGACCTGCAGGTGCCGACCGGAGAAGACGCCGCGGATGGCGTTCACCTGGTCCGACATCAGCGCGAATTCGATGCCCTCGTCATCGAGCCCCGTGCCCTGGTCGAAATCGCCGAGATCGCCGCTGCGCGACAGGAACAGCCGGTTCGGCAGGTCGCGCGATCCACCCAACACCAGGCGCGCCTGGTGGAAGCAGGCCGTGACTGGCCAGCCGCGGGCGGCGCTGAAGGCGCTTTCCTCCCAGTCGGTAGTGGGGCTGGCATTCGCCAGCGTGTCGAGAACGCTGCCCGTCGCGTTGCGCGGGCCGGCGACGGCCGTGACCAGCACGCGCTTGCCGCCGAGCTTGAGGCGCGCCCCCACATGCCCGGCGCGGAACACATCAGCCGAGGCCGTCAGCCCGATGACGCCCGCCGTGCCGCTGGGTGTGATCGTCGTATCGGGATGAAACAGGTGAAAAGGCTCGCGCGTGAAGGCGAAGTCGGCGAGCGTCCAGGCGGTGTGGCCGGTGCGGGTGATGCGCTTGGGCGGCATCTCCGGGTGGAATAGCAGCAGCGTATCGGCATTCTGCGTGAAGGCGAGCTGCGGCAGCATCTCCGCGGTCCAGGGCGCGGGCAGGGAGGCGACCTCGGCATCGCCGATGAAGACCTGCATCCGCGTATCGCTCAGCGCCAGCAGGTAGGTCTGCTCGGTGTTGAACTCGAAAGCTATCAGCCGCGCGGGGCCGGGCAGGACCGCGACATGCCGCAGGCCCGGGCGGCGCGCGACGCCGCCGGTCGGCTGGATCACCACGTTGCGGAGGCGACGGGCCCCATTCTCGAAGGCGCGCAGATCGGCGCGGCCATAGAGCTCGGGCGCAAGCTCTCCGGCGGCGAAGCTCGATTTGGCGCGGCGGGTGGCGGCGGGCATGGCTCAGCCCCTCACATCGACCAGCGGAAACCCTTCGAGCGCGGGCGGCGTGTCCTGCTGGCTGTCCACCTTGCGCGCGGCGCGCAGTTCCTGCTCCGCCAGACGGAACAGCACTTCGGCGCGGGAGGCACTTTCGGTGAGCGGCAGGCAGAATTCCGCGGCCAGCCGCGCGACAAGCGCGGCGGCGAAGAAGGGCGGGAAGGCGCTTTCCTCGGGGCGGAAAATGTAGGTCAGCGTCACCTGCGCCATATCGGCATGCAGGCGACCTTCGTGGATGCGATAGGCGATGCCGCGCCCGCGCCCCGCACCGCCTGCGGAAAGCGCGCGAAGGAAGCCGGTGGGCAGCTGAAAAGCATGCGTGAAATCGGCAACCGGCGTGGCAGCCAGCTGCGCCAGCACGGCCTGGCCCGTGGCGAAGGACCAGGGATGCGCGGACAGCACGGCGTCGCGTAGGCCGGGATAGAGATTGGCGGCAACCTCCGCTTCCGCCGTGCCCTCGGTCAGCGAGGCAATCGGCTGGGCGCCGAGGCGCAGCAAGGCACGCGAGCAGAGCGCGAGGGCGGTCAGCGACATGGTGGGATCCGTGATGGGGGTGACGGACAGGACCGGACCCTCCCCCGCCAGAGCGGGGGAGGGCGGGAATGGGCGCGCGGCGGGTCAGCGCGCGCATTCGCATCACTCCCGGGCGCGCATGCGCACGACGCCGCCATCATCCACAAGGACGGCGCCCTGGCTCATCATGTTGGAGACGAAATGCGCCGCGCGGTCGCCGTGCCAGGAGACGTCGGTCTGCACCTCCGAGGCTGCGGCGTGGCCGATCGCGGTCTTGTGGTAGAAGTAGCAGTAGCGCAGCGCGCCAGCCTTGGTCAGGCCGGAATGCGGCATCCACAGTGCGCCGAGCCAGCGCTTCGCCTGCGTGCCGCGCCAGGGCAGCTCGCCGTCCCCGACATATTCGCTGGAGGCGAATTCATCGATCGCGAGCAGTTGGCTCCACTGTTTCCAGCCGACGACGGCGTAGCGCTGGCCATCATCGGGCACGTCCGCGGCGCCCAGCATCTCGAAGGCGAGCAGCACCTTCTGCTTCGTCAGCCCGTCGGTGTCGGTGGTGCCGGCGGCGGTGCCGAGCGCTTCCTTCGTGCCGGTGTCGAGCGCCGCGATGATCAGCTCATCGGTCTTGCGGCCCAGCGCATAAGCGCCGGCATTGGCGATCACCTCGCGCTCATCCAGGTTGGTCTTCAGCTCATCGAGCCGGTCCACCCAGTCGCCGGCATAGTAATCCTGCAGCACGCATTCGACCTGCGCGTGTTCCAGGTTCATCACCGGCACGCTGCCATGGCGCGTCTTGGCCGCGGCGGTGCCCTTGCCGACCTTCGGGAAGAAGGTGGAGGAGCCGGTGACGCCGGTCTTGCTGCGCACGGTCGGGCGCAGCTTGGAGCCCTGGCGCTGATAGGCCTCGTGCACCTCGGCCTGGAACTGCTTGGTGAAGACCGCGTCGATATCGGTGCTTGCGGGCATGGTCGCCCTCCTTCAGTCGCGGGTTGCGGGAAGCGCCCAGCCAGCCGTTCTCCCCCGTGGGATCTTCCTTGGGGGCGGCGTCGTGGTGCGCGGCCCGCAGGCCCGGGGACCGGGTTGGATGCGGGCAAGGTCGTGGATGTCGTCGGGGCGGATGGGGACCTTGGGGCCCGCACCATCCGCCCCGTGGCCGCCGCGTGGTCAGGGGCACCATGCGGCGGCAGCCGAAGAGGTGCCTGTCAGCGCTGCTCGCCGACGAGCCGCCGGAAACCTTCGGTGACGCGCTTGACGAAATCAGGCTCGCGCGAGCGCCAGTAGCGGGGGTCGCGCATCATCTTGCGCAGCGCGGCTTCGTCCGGCGCGCCGTCATCGGCGCCGTCGCGCGACAGCGGCGGTTCCTTCGCCTGCATCATGCGATGCATGGCGACGACACCTTCCGCCGTGGTGGACAGCGCGGCGAAGACTGGCTCGGCCAGGTTGGCGCGGCCCCAGGCGGCGATCTGCGGCGCCAGGCGGCGGAGACGTTCCTCGCCGCCGAACTCCGCATGCAGCTTCTCGCGCTGGCGGCCGGCTTCGAATTCAGCGGCGGCTTCGCTGATCAGCGGCACCAGACGCTCGGCGGCCAGGTCATAGACCAGCTGCGCCTGGCAGCAGGTGAAGCCCGCCGCATGCAGGCGGCGATTCACCTCCTCATCCGGGCCGCAGAGCTCATGCGGGGGCGTGATCTCGTAGCCCTCCGGCGTGTCCGGCGCGCCGAGCAGGCGGCGCCAGCGTGCGCGCTCTTCTTCCGGCGCGTCGTCGCCTGGGCGTGCGAGGCGGCGCGACAGCGTGCGTTCGAGCTCGAGATAGGATTTCAGCAGCGCCTCGATGCGGATGGCGCCGGTCGTCGGGTCGCGGAACTTCGCCGGCACCTCGATCTGCGGGGGCGCTGCGCGTCCGGCGGTGGGCGGGACGTCGAGAAGATCCTCGGACATGCCGGGCTTACTCCTGGTTGGTGGTTTCGGGGTGCGGTGTGGTCGCGGGCCGCAGGATTTCCGGCGGTGCGCCGAGCGTGCGCGCCAGCCAGCGCGCGGCCGCGCCCGCATCCACGCTGGCCGCCGCGTCGCCGCCGAGCTTCGCCGCGGCGTCGAGGAACAGGATCGTGTCGGCGGCGTCCGCCCGCGCCTGCACGCGCGCCAGCGGTGAGGCATAGGCCAGCCGCACCTCTCGCCCATCAGCGACCAGCGGCGGAATCTCGCCGCGGCGGC